ACTTCTTTCTTGTTTAATGGCTTATCTTCCTTCTTATATGTTCCATCACCACGTTTCTTTGCTCCTTCTAAACCAAAACTAGCTAATGCACCTGTAAGTAAAGAAGCAGGGAATGTAATATCTTTTGGTTCTGTACTGTAACCAGGTATTGTTATGTAATTTAAAGACACTATAAAACCACTCCAACCTACAACAACAAGCCTTACTACAACTGAAATAAAAGCAAGTTGTTCTTCCTTGTCAGTGATATTGTCCTTAAGCTTTTGCAGTGGACCTTTGTTCTTCTGTTCTTCCATGTTGACTGATAAAGAAAAACCCTAGATGGGGAATAGGGCTTATTGACTTGTGCGAGGAGTCAAGCCAAAATTAGCAAATATATACATAATTGGGAAGTATATAACTAAAACCTATGCTTGCAATCATCAGACCAATCCTCTTCACCTTCCTCAGATCCAAAGCAATAAGACAACTTGCACTAGATCTGGTTCGTGCCTGTGTACAAAAAACTGATAATGATGTCGATGACAGATTATGCGATATGTTGGAGCAGGCATTATTTCCAGGTAAATGAACCATCAGGAATTTTTTGAAGTTCTCATTGGTACTACACCACCCGAAATAGAACTTGATATTGAAATCAGAAGAAGAGAAATCAAAGAGATGCCTAACGAAGTCGTTAGAGAAATCTGTCTTCAGTTAATGAAAGATAATAAATTACAGGATTTTCTCATCATGGCTGCCATAGATCGTATATCAGATATGAATACAAAGCTTATACGCCATGAAATATCAGAACATCACAGAACAAATAACATAAAACCAGCTAAAAAGAAAAAATATAAGACAAGAAAGACACTACTCGATAGGTTTAAGACTATGCTGAGCGTGTTCAGATGACCTTTTATCGTCCCATAACACTGTGTAATAGTATTGATTAGCACCAACACTATTTGTCTTTGCTATAGCTTCTGTAACTGTTCCTATATGTTTCTTATATTTACTACCTGAGTAGCCAATCGTATGGTTTCTTACGACACGATCATCAATCTTAAACCTTTGTCCTACTATCTTGATAGGCATAATTTTCTAAAACAGGGTATATTGGTTTCAAGAACATTTTAACTATGGAAAAAGCAAATAAATTAGAATTATTAGAAACCCTTCATACAGTTCTCATACAAGAATTGTTAGACAAGGTAAAAAGTGGAGCAGCAAAACCTGGTGATCTTAACGTAGCAAGACAACTGTTGAAGGATAATGGTATTGAATGTATTCCAACAGAGAAGAGTCCTATGGAAGATCTTATGTCCAACCTTCCAGACCTTGATGTAATACCTGCTTTAGAAAGATAGTTTGAAAGTTCTTGTAGCCTGTGAATACTCTGGCAGAGTAAGAGATGCCTTTATATCACAGGGGCATGATGCCATAAGTTGTGATCTACTGCCTACAGAGGTGGAAGGACCACACTATCAGGGAGATGTCAGAGACATCCTCTATGATGGTTTTGATTTGATGATTGCACACCCCAGTTGTCAGCACCTTGCAGTATCAGGAGCAGCACACTTCTGGAGAAAAAAGAAAGAACAGAAAGAATCATTAGACTTTGTAAGACTGCTGATGAACGCACCGATACAGAGATGGTGTATAGAAAACCCTGTAAGTGTTATCAGTTCTGCCATAAGACAACCAGATCAGACAATACAGCCTTGGATGTTTGGTCATGGAGAGACAAAGGCAACATGCCTGTGGCTTAAGAACCTACCAAAACTAAGACCTACAGATATTGTTGAGGGTAGAGAACCAAGAGTGCATATGATGCCACCAGGACCTGACAGGTGGAAAGACAGATCTCGTACCTATGATGGAATAGCACTGGCAATGAGCCAGCAATGGACAGAAGACAATCCTATTCAACTAAGCTTTCTTGAACAATATGCAACCGCTTCCTGAGAAACTACAAGACTTTAGATACTTTCTAATCATAACGTGGCGTCATCTTAACCTACCTGACCCCACACCAGTTCAATTAGACATAGCTGAGTATTTACAGCATGGACCTCGTAGAAAGATCATACAGGCGTTTAGAGGCGTAGGTAAAAGTTGGATAACAAGTACTTATGTCGTATGGAAACTACGGATGAATCCACAACTAAAGTTCCTTGTAGTCTCTGCAAGTAAAGACAGAGCAGATAATTTCTCTACTTTCACCATGCGTCTTATCAATGAGATGCCAATATTAGCTCCACTGCGTCCAGAAGACACTCAGAGGAACTCAAAGATAAGTTTTGATGTTGGGCCTGCATCTGCTGATCATGCCCCTTCAGTAAAGTCTCAGGGTGTCTTAGGACAGATGGCTGGTAGTAGAGCAGATGAAGTGATTGCTGATGATGTGGAAGTACCAAATAACAGCTTTACTCAACCAATGAGAGACAAGTTAAGTGAAGCTGTAAAAGAATTTGATGCCATACTGAAACCTAACGGTAAAATTACCTTTCTTGGTACTCCACAAACAGAACAATCTCTTTACCTAACCCTTGAAGAGCGTGGATATACAACACGCATATGGACTGCACGTTATCCAGAACTTAAAAACAATTATGGAGATAGATTAGCTCCTAAATTAGCTCAGAGGCTATCAGAAGAGCTTGTAAAGCCTAAAGATCCTGTTGACCCTGATAGATTCTCATCAATAGACCTCATGGAACGTGAAGCCTCCTACGGACGTTCTGGGTTCTCTTTACAGTTCATGCTAGATACTTCTCTATCAGACCAGGATAGATACCCTCTAAAGCTATCAGATCTAATCATCAGCAGTGTCAACCCAGATCATGCACCAGAAAAGGTGATTTGGTCATCCTCTCCCGAATACGTCATCAAAGAATTACCCTGTGTAGGTTTTAATGGAGACCATTTCTACAGACCTGCACAGCAATTCGGTGACTGGATTGAATATACAGGCTCTGTTATGTTCATTGACCCCTCTGGTAAAGGACGTGACGCAACAGGATACGCTGTAGTCAAAATGCTTAACGGTAACCTTTACGTTCCTGATGCTGGTGGACTAAACGGTGGTTATTCAGACGCTGTATTAACAACACTATCCAAAATAGCCAAGACAAATAAGGTAAACACCATACTCGTTGAGTCAAATATGGGTGGCGGTATGTTCGCTGAACTCCTAAAACCTTTCCTTCTCCGCTATCACCCCTGTGAAGTACAAGACGTACGCAATACAAAGACTAAAGAATTACGCATCATAGACACCTTAGAACCAGTAATGAACTCTCACAGGCTTATATTCGACCGCAAGGTAGTGGAAAAAGACTATAGATCTAACCCTAATGAAGCACCAGAACGTAAATTAAAACTTCAACTCTTCTATCAGATGTCTCGCATAACAAAACACAGAGGTTCTCTTGTACACGATGACATACTTGATGCTCTATCAGGTGCAGTAGCCTACTGGACTGAGTATATGAACCAAGATGAAGACAGAAACATCAAATCTCGTAAAGATGAATTACTAAGAGTTCACTTAGATAACTGGGGGTCTTACCTAAACAACACCGTCACCCAAACAGCCCTCGGAATGTCCCCCACTCAGATAAGTAATTCTAATGGTTCCTCTGATGGATTCATTAATAATTCTTATTAGGTCGCATCTGTAGATAAATAACACCCTTTCTATTATGAAAGGGGGGGACTATAGGGGGGGATAGCGACCATAGATCCCATAAGTAATTAAAGACCTAAAATAAGTAGTTAATAGATACTAAATAAGCAGTGAACAAGTAGAAAATAAGACTACATTAGCAGTAAATAAGCAGATGATAGTTGTTAATAGTTGATACACAAGACTAACCGCCTACAGCAACCTAAAATAAAATATATAAGATCCCTATAAGACATCTCTGGGCAGTCTATAGGGATCTTATAGATACCTATAGGACATCTCTGGGCAGTCTATAGGGATCTTATAGATACCTATAGATAACTCTTATAGATAACTATAGATACCCATAGATATCTTTTAGTTATCCTATAGATATCCTATAGTTACCCTTAGGTATCTTTAAGTAACTCTTAAATCAGGTCTAAAAACTTTTTGGAACAAAAATTTGAAGGGTTTACGCATATATACAAAAACAAAATTTACCCCTATGCATAGACTTTTTTCTGTAGATTTTGTAGTTAGTCTTTGTAAATAATTCATATGACTAGGTTTTTACTGGACTTATAATCCAGTTTGTAGGTATTTAGAGTCTAATTGTTACAAAGTGTTAAGATTTTCTTATTTTATTTTATCGATGCCCACCACTTAGTAATACTGATAGTCAGTACTAGCTAACTAATAGATACCTAATAGATAGCAGTACTAGTCCTAGAACCTTTGACAATTTATGAACCACACAAAAAAGCTGGTAACAGCTTCCGACTGTGAAAGTTGGATAAGAGATCTTTGTAATAATAATAAAGACTTTCATTTTGATGACAATGTCTTTGACATTCCATGCTTTAGTAAAAAGGAAGCTGCAGATGTAAAAGAAAGAGTCAAAGAATGCTTTCAATTATTAAAAGATCCTTTTGAATATTTAACAAAATATTCGAGTTAACGAATCCTTAGAGCCTTTTAGAAGGTTCTAAAGATTCCTTAAAAATCATCCAGGAAAAAATTTATCCTGGAGGAATCTAGCCCCAGAAACTTATTAACCAAATGGAAACAGTAAACAGACAGAAGTCTTTAAAAGCGGCTCAAGCTTTTGATAAGATCCAAAACTTACAATGGACATCTGATAACTGGACAGACAAAAGTCCTTTTGATTTATTCAAGCAAGTTATTAGAACCAAGGGATTTGGACATAAAGACTTATTAATGATTGGTGAGGCTCTCCTAGTCTTTGGACATGATGACGTGGACAAGGAAAGAGTAGAAAATTATTTATCTACATTGGATGAACTAGACGAGCTTTACAACACTGATTATGAAAGGTACGAGGAAAGAAGTAAGGAGACAGGAATAAGTCTTACTTAGACAATCCCATAGAGCCTCTAAGGAGGTTCTATAGGGTTCTCTCATAGATTGAACCTTAGTAGTTCTTATATAGTTCTTTAGAGCTATGGAGGAGCTACAAATACCGCCCAGTAACTAATTAATCAAATGATTATTAAATCAAACAGCACTCTTTCATTAGTGCAAACAATAACCGATCAACTTTTATTAGTTGTAAATGGTACAGTGTCTCAACCTGTATTAAGATCTTGGCACATATCACAAAAGGATGAAGCAATCCAAGAATTTGATAGGTGTACAAAATGACTAACAACCACCAGGAGGAAAGTCTAAAGGCTGCCAGGCGTGCAGAGATAGAGAGACTATGGTTTGCAGAGGAGGCAACTAATGAAGACTTAATGCAAGCTTATAAGTCTCTTGATATTAAAAAAGAAGATTCATTATGAAAACTTTAAAAGAACTTTATCAAGAAGAATTGAATTGGTTTTTAAATAACAATTATTTCAATTCAAAAAATTCTACTTTTAAAAAAATACAAAAATCCGCAACTTACTATGCGAATGTAAGATTTCAAGATCAATTTAATAAGCCTAATTAATTTTAGGCTTCTTTCTTTTTTTTTATTTATTTTTTTGTGTGTTAGTTGCTTATTATCCGTAGCCGAACTTTAAATGAACCTATTAAGAATTTTTTTGAAATGAATTTTTAACAGGTTCTTTGGAGCCTTATTTTAAAATTTCTTTAATAAACAATGACCAAAAAAACATACTACATTGGCGATCTAGGCAATGTAATGTCAGAAGAAACTTGGCTAGAAATCCATAGCCTGGTTTATCCTTACAAAGATGTTAATGAAGGTAGAAATGTTGATGGAAGATTTCATTTAA